TCCAGCATAATCAGATACAGCAGATCCGGGCGCATTTAGTGTCCATTCATAACCCGAATCAAGGGTATTAAAACTAATCTGAGTAGCAGTATTATTTCCTGTAGCCACCTGATCTGTAGAGTCCGATGCGGCAATGTGGGGGAATATAATCCCAACCCCTTGACCATTTAGTGAGGCGTTAACAGAATTTAAATACCCATCCAACAAATTAAAGTACAAACGTAAAGTACGAATTAAATCAGTACCATACCTTTGATCGTACTCAACTGGAGGTACCGGTAACGCAGGGGCAATAAAACTTTTAACTGTGCTCATCGCTTACCATCCACACGAGCGTCTAGTCTAGGTACGCCTAACTGCCAGTTAACTCCCAAGTTCTCTGAACTAATCTTCAACGCCATCTGTCGGGCACGGGCACGAATAAATACCTGCTCCGTATAAACATCTACCGCAGTCTCAATTACCGGTTTGGAATCCGTCGTACCTACAGGTTGGAAACCTGACCCGGGGAAGTTGCGGGGACGAATCTGTAGCGTTATTTCTGGCGTAGCGGCTGTAGACTTTGCAAAGTTAATATCAGGAAGCATACGACGAGTCAACATAAACTGTTCACCGTCAGAAATGTCAAAATCAGACGATTGAATATAAGCTACTAACGGAGCGCCATCGTCATCTAAACCATTTTCTTGCTCATAAAGAACCCCGTTAGAACTTCCGTTAGGAGTATTAACTGCTACAGGATACTCACGTAGTGGACTATCTAACCAAGCAGTACGCTCAATGTTTCCGTAGTACCAGATACGCTCAAGGTAGTTGTAGATTACATAGCGGTTAGGGTAATTAGAATTAGAACTTGGATACATCCACCAGACTTCATTCCACCCTTCATTTGTACCAGAGACAATAGTATCGGCTTGAGCATAATCAATATCTTGGTAAATAAATTGACGTAGAGTACATGGAAGAGTCTCGACACGACCTGAATAAACATAAAACTTGTCATGTCCCATCCAATAAGTAACGTTATTTACGGTTACACAAGCTCGTGGACTAAGAATGGAAATGTTATCCGTTAATTCTTGTAGTCCAAATACATCTGTAGTTCCAAGAAATTGAAAAGAATAAAGGTGCGTTTCTGTCCATACTAAAATCTCTTGCCTTGTTGGTAAGGCACGAACAATTCTTGAACCTCTAGAAACTCTTATAAATCCCGCAGAGTTGGTAGGCGTCGGAGTCCATTGGCTCGGATTATCCTGATCAGCCCACCTAATAAGAAGGGGGTCAAAATCAGCCACAGTAGTGGAACCAAAAGGCACACTCCCAAAAGCGATAAGATGTTTATCGTTTTGTGATACAAGACTTTGCATAACCTTAACGGGTACTGCATTTCCACTGTATCCATCCGCGGTGGCCTTTGTTGAAAGAAGAATTGCGGGGGTAGTAAAAGCTGTTATAGGATTGGGTATAACTCCACGTTCCCAATAATAAATAGCGCCATCACGAATATTAGCAATTAAATCATTATCGAAGTTGTCGTACCACCAATCCCGAAAAGTTAAAGATACAGGAGTTATTCCACCAAGACCCCATTCAAGACGACTCCAAGTATCTGTACCCCAACCATATCCACTTACACTAGTAGCCGCTCCTACAGATATTTGATATTTACCGATTGTTAAGGCTCCACCATTACCGGAATCAGACGCATTAGCCGTTACTGGAACAACAATTGTATATGCATTAGCGTTAACTACAGTGGCAATCTCAAACCCTGCACCAGCATTTAAAATCGCAGCCGTGACGTTACCACCCAAGGAAACAGCGCCAGTAAACATAACATAATTACCAGCAGTTGCCGGTGCTCCGGTATCTAAAACTGTTACAATAGAAGATCCATTAGAAGCTGAAAATGTTACAGCCCCAGCAGCGGTTGTTTCCTGTAGAGGCGTAATATCATAAAAGTTACCGCCTGCTTCTAAATATAACTTTAGATTTGTCCCAACGGCTAGGAGATTATCTCCATAACTTGTTACGTAGTTAAATAATTGCCTGCAAGTACCAAGGAATGTATTTGGTGTTGATTTAATCCAACCCCCAATTTTTTGAGGATATCCAGAAAGAAAGCGAATTTTGTCGCACTCGTACCAGCCACCCTCGTTAGAGTAGTTGGTCTGATCCCGGTTTACCCCCGGCTTAAATTTAAGTGCTATGAATGGCATGGCTTCCTCACGCTACAAGTCCCGGTAGATACACCGTTTTACCGCCCTGCTTGGTAGCCGTCAAGTTTTGCTTCTTTAGGTTAGCCGGATCGTAAGAGACATGAACCCAGCCCGAATCCGGCACCCCGGGGGTGTAGAACTCAAGAATCAACTGGGTATAAGTCAAGTTCTCCATTATCCACACGGCTAGGTCTGCGTTGGCAACACCGGGAATCTCAATGTCAGCGGCTTGTCCCTTACAATGGTCGGACGTTTTGGAGCCTCCCACCTTTGCGTTAACTTCGGGGTGCCTGAATCCTGAGTTGACCTTGACTCCGGTTTGGAAGTGGTCACGGATGGGCTGCAATACCTTTTCACAGAGCGTTTTAAGATTAGCAATCTCAGTCTCCCCGGGTGTGTTGTCCATATCATGCCGCAGTGCAGTATCAGACTTCACCATCTCAGCAAGAGAAAAGTTAGCGGTCAGGTTCATTTCTTCTTATCCTCAGATACTGTACTGCTCATAAGTTTCTTTCTGTAAGTATGCTTTGATAATCCATTTTTTTGTAATCTTTGAGTACCGACACTTAAAATGGAAAGCACCTACTTTAATGATGAATCCAGAACTGTGCGAGTCACATTTCCGGTATACGTTTATCCCGTTGAGGCACGACATACCCTCAATCTTGTAAAACCACACTTTCCCAGCAAGCCACTTAATCATTTCTTCTTATCCATAATTTCGTCGAGTTGTAAGGATTTTTCCTTACTCCCAGCGCTAGAGCCAAAGTAGTACCCAAGCACCATCGTCATAGCAGAAGTTAAGGCGCCCAGTACATAGATCAAAATATCTTTGGACTGGTTATTCACATCAACAAAAATAATTACCAAGAACAAGATAAAGGTCAGCGATACCGTGCCCAAAGCCAAAATGGGGGTGATTATCTTATTGATAGTCGGCGCAAACTCGCTGGTGGCAATCTCAATTTCCCGCTTACGGGCAGAGTCCATCTCTTTGACGTGAGCCTCAAGTTCAGCCAGTTGACCTTTCTGGGCCATCTCCATGAGGGTAGCCTGTGCCTTGGCCTTGGCTTCTGGGTCAGGCAAAACCTTGTCCAGAACCTTCTCACCAATACTTAATAGTGCGGCTATGGGTAACATTATTTCTTACTCCTTGAAAGCATGGTTGCGGCGATATTAAGCATCGCCCGGGTTTGATCTAAATCAGCGGGAGGGGTTGCCCAGCCCACGGTAATCTGTCCTATGAACCTACTCGGCTCAGGTGGGATACTGATCCTGCACCCAAACCGCATACCCTTCTCGATGTACCACAGACCAATCTCAGACTGCGCCGCCTTGTACTCACCACACGGGACGTTGCCTGCCATCAGGTTAACTACATCCTGATTGTTGGCTTGGTTAGCGGTAAAGAGTCCCACATCCAGCCCGTCGTTAGTCTTGTCCCTGCCTTCCTTGGTATACGCCCGATACTGCACCCGGGTTCCCAGCAGGGGGTTCACTTTAAACACCGCCACGGTAGTTGCACCCGTGGTTTTAAATAGATGGGCTACAGCATCTTCAACCCGGTCTTCCACAATATCTGGCAACTTCTGGCTTTCCTTATAGGTGCCTACGATTAGGTCTTTGTTGTCGTACAGCATCCAGCCACCGAAAGCCAGCACTGCCATGAGGATCAGGGCAATGAGTTTAAACGGCGAGTCAACATACGCCAGCACCTTAGAGAGCGTGTCGTTAGCGTTTAGTTTCTCAGCCATTACAGATGACCCTTCATGATGTAATAAATAGTGACAACCAGAAACGCCAGAATTACACAAGCAATTTGCAACTCTCGTAACTTCTCTATATCCCTGCCCATTGCATCCTTGCTTTTGGCATGACGGGCCATCATGTCCTCTTTAATCTTCTTGACCTTCTCGAACTCTTCCTCACCCTTGAAGTGCCCAAACTGCTGGATCAGAAAGTCTTTTACTTCCAACTCCATGCGGCGTATCTGATCTAGCCTGCGCCACTCCGCCATAGCGGTCATGATAGTTATTTCGCCTTCACTACTCTTACGTACATTTTTAAAAGCATGACGGGCTTTGACCTCCGCCATCCCAAAGTTCTGAATCGACTCGACTGCTGAACTGACCTCTCTGCCCGACTCAATAGCAGATTTAATGCTTTTAGTTGCCGCCTTTGCGGTACTGATAATCGGGTCTAAATCTGACAAAATTCATTCCTATTCCTAAGTCTGGCCCCAAGTCTTAGCACCGGCTTTAGGTACGGATGTAGCCCAGACCGATACGGACTTCTTTAATTTCAGGGGGGCGCCACAGTCGGAGCATGTGTCAGCCGCCAACTCAGCCTCATCTAAGTCGTACCCACAAGAGGCGCAGACATGAACTTCTTCCGAGCGGCAGACTTTTACCCCATCAATTTTTTGGGCTTCAATTACTGTTTTCATTTAAGCTACCGATTCTGGTTTGTTAGGCCATACAACGTCCCAAGGAAATCCAATCTGTAAAGGAACATCTCGTAATTCTTGACGGTAAGTTTTCCACGCTTCAAGATTTGAAACTTGTTGTTCCATGGATTTAAGTATTACCCAATCACATTCATATAATAAAGATCTACGCTGATCCCTAATATCTTCTTTTTTATTCTGAATGCGGCTATTGAGTTCTTCTACCGAAACATCATATACTGACCAAACCTGCGTCCAAACTCCGTTAATTTTTTGAGGAACTTCTTCTCTAACATCTTTTGTGTGGTCAACTTTTGGACGATCAACTGGCGTTATTTTAAAAACACTAAATTCCGTCAAAAGTTCTTCGCTAGGATTTTTAGGAAAAGATACTTGCGGATTATCTTTAAAAAGTTGATCAATAAAGTATGGATATCTTTCGACTGCGTCATTAATTATTAGCGCGTACATTTATTGCTCCTTACTTAAAATTATTTTGCTACCGTCTTGTTTTTGAAGAACACTAAGTAACATCCCTCTTTTATTACCATGCTCAAATTCAATTAATGGGTCACACCAAATTTCTATACCCGCTTCTCTTGCACGGCGACAAAAAACATAATCCTCACCCCAAAATTCACCTTCCCACACTTGTGTATCAAAAAAACAATAGGCTTGCGTGTGTTTACTACTTGGATCTTTAGGACAATAATATAATTCGGGAAATTTATCCCGCATTTTTGCAATTGCGCCGCGATGTATAAGCATAAACCCCGCCGGAACATACTCCATTTTTATTAAATGTTTATCTGTAACAAGACTGTTATCTGCATTTGTAACTGGTCGAAATGTAAAAATATTTTCACTATCTGTTCTTGCAGGGTACACACCACAAATAAATTCTTTATTTTCGGCAAGCATAGCCATTACAGCTTGAGCAGGCCAACCAAGGTCTGCATCAATACATAACATATACTCACAATCAGAAAACCAAAAATCTTGAATTAAACGATTGCGCTCCGCTACTAATAAAGAACTAGAAGTAACTACTCGTGGCTCAATTTTATAATTATGTGATTGAAGTAAAGAAATAGTACTTGCTAAACTTAATGCATAAGAAATAGTTACTTGCCCATTAAAAGCAGGAGTTGCAATATATATTGTTTTCATGAAGTTGAATACCCCATTGCGGTAATCTGTCCGACGGAGAGGTTTTCTACTGCATAAAATATTTTTCGTTCGCGCGCTGAATATTTCATAGCACTAATATTTTCAGTAGTGCCTGACGTTCTAGCTGTCCATGTAATAGCATCAGTAGATGTCCTTAAAACGCCTCCCCATCCCCCATAAACATAAACTCCCTGAGCGTATTCTAAAGATAAAATACTACTAGTAGTGCCTGACGTTCTAGATGTCCATGTAATACCATCAGTAGAGGTTGCTAAAACACCTCCAGCTCCCCCATAAACATAAAGCCCGTTACCATATGTGACTGCGTTAATAGTACTAGTAGTACCTGACGTTCTAGCTGTCCACGTAGTGCCATTTGTAGAGGTAGTTATAGCACCGCTACCGCCGACCGCAACAAAATCTGTACCATATATAGATGCATTTAGAGGAAAAGAAACATTCGATGTTCTAGCTGTCCACGTAGTGCCATTTGTAGAAGATCTTATAGTATTCGATGCTGTTAAAATATAGACTCCGGCACCAAATGCAAGTGACAAAATTGAACTAGTAGTGCCTGACGTTCTAGCTGTCCATGTAGTACTGTCTGGGGAAGTATATAAATTACCGCCAGAGCCTCCTGCAATGTAAAGATTATTGCCAAATAAATAGGCTCCCATAAACGCGCCATTTATATTAGGATTTTGTTGTATATCCCAACTAAGTCCAGTAACGGATCTTTTTATACACCCATCCCCTTAAATAAGCGCTCCATCATTACCACCATACGCAAGCGCACTAGTAGTACCTGCTACTTTATTGAGTGTACTATTCCATGTAATACCATCAGTAGAAGTACCTATATTATTATTTTGGGCATAAAAATAAATGTTATTACCACTTGAGACTTTTATCTCTTGATCACTTCCTATAGTAATACTACCAAATGCTACGGCATTAGGATCTCTCTCTGTATAAGTAGTACCATTAGTAGAAGTCCTTAAATAATTTCCAATACCAGCCACAACAAAAAGATTATTTGAAAACGTAACACTGTTAATACTACTAGTAGTGCCTGACGTTCTAGCTGTCCATGTAATAGCATCAGTGGAAGATCTTATACCACCTGCACTCGTGACGAAAACATAAACTCCGTTACCGAATGCAACCCCCCTAATAGCATCAGTAACGCCTGACGTTCTAGCTGTCCATGTAATAGCATCAGTAGAAGTTCTTATACCACCACTATTAGCACCAAGAACATAGAGCCCATTACCATATGTAAGCGCATTAATACCTGCAGTGCCGCCTGGCGTTCTAGCTGTCCACGTAATAGCATCTGTTGAAGTTGCTAAAGCAGGTCCAATTCCCCCATAAAGATAGAGCCCATTAAGATAAGCCGCTACTTTAAGATCACTAGTAGTGCCTGACGTTCTAGATGTCCATGTAATACCATTAGTAGAGGTTATTAAAGCCCCGTTGTCTCCAACCGCAACAAAAACTGTACCGTATGTAACAGATTCTAAAACAGAAGTAGTACTTAGCGTTCTAGCTGTCCACGTAATAGCATCTGTTGAAGTTGCTCCAACTGCTAAAAGAAGGGAGCTACCCCCAACATAAACATAAACCCCATTGCCGTACGCTATATTCTTAATAGAAGTTTTGTATGCTAAAGGATTAGAATATGTCCAATTTTGAAAATTAGGCGCAGGGCCCGGAGCTGTAGTTCTAGAAGCCCCTAATGCTTTATTACTTAACATTATGCGTTGTCTCCTACACGAGCACCGTAAACTTGAGTACCTACTTTCCAAAGAACAATTGTAGTAAATCCTGTAGTAGCTAAAGTAGGCGCAGTTCCACTGTTAGTAGCCCAAACTACACCACTTCCTCCCCACGTAGCACTATTCCAAGTAATAGTATATGCAGTACCGTCATTAACCATTAACGTAATTGCTTCACCAGCTAAAAAGTTAGTAGCTACTGGTGTACGGCTAGCCCCAAGAGTTATTGTCTGTATTGATCCATTACCGGGATCAACCGAAAATCCTGCGGCGTCTGTTATAGTAAAAACATCTTCTAAAATTGTGCCAGTAATAGCTGGATCTGTAAGAGTTTTATTAGTTAAAGTTTGTGTATCTGTAGTACCTACAAAAGCTCCTGTAGGATTTGTTTTTACTGTAAAAGCCGAAGTGCCACTACCAATAACAACACCAGTTAATGTTGTTGCCCCAGTACCTCCTGAAGCAACTGGAAGAATTCCAGAAACACTTGTTTGAAGATTTACACCAGTGTTTGATCCCGTCCCGCCTTGAGCAACAGCAAGTGGAGTAGCAAGAGTCAAATTACTTAAATGTGTAATTGCATCCGTGCAGTCAACCCCAGTGTTATACACAAACATCGTTTTACCAGTGGGAACTGCAACTCCCGTTTGGCCTGATACTTTAATTGTTACAGTGTCGGCACATCCATTATTAACAATGTAGAGTTTTTCAATTGCTGGAACGATAAGATCACGAGCGCCGCCCGTGGTTCCAGTCAAATTTAAACGAAGATTACGAGCTGTTTGAGTTGAATTAGTATCTGTAAGCGTCAGCGTCACGTTAGCACTAGCAAAAGTTACATCAGCCGAGCCTACAATGGCCTCTTCTAAAGCTACCCCTAAATTATCATTAGTAACATTACCCCATGTCCCCGAGTTTTCCCCGGTAGCCATAAGTTGTATTTTTAAACTACTGTACGTACTTGCCATATCTTACTCCTATGCTGCTACTGGCAGCCAGTTTGGTGTTTGTGATGTATTAATAGCCCCCCAATTGGGGTTTTGAGATGTATTAATAGTTCCCCAATTAGCATTTTGAGAAGTATCTATATCCCCCCAAATTAAAACCTTTCCAATACGTCCTTGCGCTTGAACGCCTGTTACATTTAATACAACTGCTTGACCACTTTCTTCCGTTTCGCCTAATTCTGTTGTCCCTACTACCCCTGTAGTAGTTACATACGCCCCACCACGAACTACTACTGTTTCAACTTCCCCGGTACCCTCAACACCTGTAACTACTACGGTTCCTTTGGAATCTACTTCGGCTTCACCTAACTGCCCCGTTCCAACAACACCTATAATAAATACTGTAGCCTTTGCGTTTACATCAGCAGTTCCAAGTTCTCCAACTCCTTCAACGCCCGTTGGGAAAACCCTAACTTCTGCGCTAACTTCTTCTTCACCTAATGTACCTACACCTTCAACACCTGTTACTGCAACTGATGCTCCTGACCTAACTGTATACTGCGTACTTTCTATACAGTCAGCTTCTACACCGAATACGGGCGAATTTGCAGCGGCCCTTGCTACTACTGTACCTACTTCTCCAGTACTTTCAACTCCAGTCACAGGAACTTTATTTATAGTTCTGTGCTCTATAAACCCCGTTTCTCCAACACCTTCAACGCCAGTTAAAGTTACATTAGCCGTACCAAAAACTGTTTCTTGACCAAGTTCTACTTCAGCCTGAAAACTAGCAGGTTCAATTTCAGATCCAGCCGCAACACCTACAGGATCTAATAAAGCACTTGCATCAACCCCGGTAACTGTTGTAAAGCCTTTTGCTCTTGCAACAACAGTACCAACTTCACCACTAGCTTGAACACCGATAACACTTACAAGCATGGCGGTAGTAACAATACCAACTTGACCTACACCTTCAACACCTGTCACTGCAACTGATGCCCCAGCTCTAACTGTATACTGCGTACTTTCTATACAGTCAGCTTCTACTCCTGTAACTATTACTGCAGCATTAGCATTAGCTACTACTGTACCAACTTCACCCGCCGCAGATACTCCGGTAACTGAGACTAGAACATCAATTCCTCCTACGCCCCAGCTACCTGTACTCCAGCTACCACTACCCCAACCGGCCATTTAATACTCTTAAGCAATACGAATGATTGCGTTAGATGCGTCATTTGTCGGGAAAATGATTGTGAAATCTCCATCCGTCGAAGTTTTATCCGCACCAAAATCTAATACGCAGACTGATGCATTAGTCAATGTTGTATTAGCAGTACCGTTAGCTGAAGGTGTAGTGTTATAAATTAAAGCGCCACGGGCTGTAATTGTTACGTTAGGAAACGTTAAATCAGAAAAATCAGTAAATCCCGTACCCGTATTTGCATTAATGTTAGTAGCAGTTACACCTGTATTAGTTAATGCATTACCGCCAGCCGTATAGTTAGTGCCGGAAGATGAAACTTCATCACTATTTGTATATGCGGTTGTATTAGCATCTAATGTTGCCGTAGATGTGTATAAAGCGAGTTTAAACGTGTCGCCTGATGCGTTACGAAAATCGTGTACGGCTAGCAAAAGTTCAGCCTTAAACGAAGTGGTCATTGCTTGTGTAATTGCCATTTGAAATACTCCTTAAGTATCTAAAATTTTAACTAACTCTGGATAACCTGCTTTTTTAAACTTATTAACCAAAGTTACATTATGTGACCTTACGGCCTCATGCATATAAAACACCAAAATTTTTCTGATGTTGTCCCTAAATGCCTCTGCCTGCTCACGAATGAGTGGGTGAGTCTGGCTTCCGACATACATAATTTTGTCGAGAGCGCGTTCTGATATCTCTTCTGGTGTAAATCCACGATTTTGTGTAGTTTCAACACGTACTGAACCACCTAAAAGAACTGAAACTTCATTCATATTCATCGGACTGGATACCTCGCTTGAACTGTTCTGTACATATCTTGGCGATTCTTACCTTCGCCAAGTTGTTTTAGCATGGCGAGTGCTTCATTATATCGAGATATATAGTTAGAATTAACGTCCTGCTCGCCCTTCATAAAGGCGTACGCCTCTAACAATGAACCATAAAGAAGAACAGAATCAAAGTTATTACCAAGCCAAGTCTCTCCACTAGCAGCAGCAGTAATTGAGATCGGATAGTAAAAATAATGTAGTTCAAAGTCGTAATTCAGATCCGGAGTTGGCCCTAAAATAAAACTAGATTGATCTCCCGGCACAACGGTTGGCCCTTTAAAAATAGCATAGTGTTGGGGTTTACCCGTATCTGTCGGAATAGGATATGCCTCCCGAATAAACTCAACGTCCTTATTTAACAAAAACTCTTGTGCTTGCGTCGTTGGGTCAATAATGGACAAAGAAAAAGTAGCCAGCCAATCTGATGGCGCACTTAAGTATTTATTACTTGCCGTGCAATTTCCTATGACATTCTTACGAAAAACGGGAAGTTGAACACTATTAAAAACCCTCTGCTCAGCCTGAGTAATAAAAGTATCGACCTGATCTTTTGTGAGAAAAGATGTCGTTGTAGCAGTGGTGGTTGCGACCACCGTATCTGGGAAATTATTCTCAGCGTAGGCTTGTATGGTCTGAAACAGTGTTGAGTAGTTCACAACTTATCCCATCTTTTTGCTATTACCGGTACCTTTAGTAGCCGCCCCAGTACCGCGAGTTTTCTGAGTCTGCGTGTTAGGCACGTTGTTTGGGTATCCATTGTTATTGGGTACGATTGGTATTTGCTTGACTGGCTTATCCATTACCGTCCCCTTCCAGCATTTTTATAAGTGAAAGACGATACTTTTTGATTGGCAACTTTTGCCAGATTGCGCCCCATAGCTTTCATCTGAAGGTTGGTTTTGCCACCTTTAGCCAATTTCTTTGCACTAGCGTCAGGATGAGCTTTAGCTCCCTTCTTTTTCATGTGCGCTTTCAATGCTGCTTTCATGTCCATTTTCTACTCCTAAGTTATTGTTACGGTCACGGTTCCTGTTTCCCCGTTAGCCTCTAGGTTATTCAGTAACCCAGATAACTGCAAGGGGTCGTTTAAACCAACAGGGTTCCACCCCCATTGGATCTGTCTACTACCGCCAGATGGCGTTCCAAATGCATCTACGTCCTCGTTGGGCAAGTTTAATGGGTTAGTTTGTATACCCGTGAAACCCGCCTGTATGTAACTGGTATCTTTTCTTGGGTTCTGCAAAGCCTGTGGGTCATAAACTGGGTACATCCCTAACTGTAACTGTGGCTGATCTGGCTCCCAGCAGGTAGGACAAACCAGCAAATTGATGTTTTTGGTCTTGATGACCAACTTTTTCAACTGCTTT